GTTTGTGCCGTCATTACCGTAATATCGCTGCTAAACTAGAAGATAAAACTTGATGCACAATGCCACTGTTGATAAACAGATGGCGAGGGGCGACAACTTTAACAAACGGCAACGGGTGTTTTTGTATGGTCGAACAAGTCTGCGCTACAGCCTATCTTCCAAGCGTCCCTCACCATGCCTTCCTCTGAAGGAAAAATAAAATCACAAACAGATATGGCAATCGAAACATCGTAAAGATGTTTAATCAAATCAATGCGTTGCGAAAAGCTATTCGCAGTGAAGGAACTCCCATGATACAAGAAGCATGGGATAAGGTCGAAGAACATATCGACTTCATCTACCAACAAAAAATGGAGAATCAGAATGACAGTTTACAGCATGGGCAGAGAAACGATCCTTGATACAGCCAAGGAGTATGTATCAACTGATCGTGCCAAGACACATGGTAGTGTCGAACGGAACTTTGAACACATCGCAGCAGTGTGGTCTGCTCGTCTTCGCATGAGCATTACGCCGCATCAAGTTGCCATCATGTTGATTGATCTAAAAGCAGCGCGGGCTTGGAACAATGAAGAACACGCTGACAACTGGATTGACATAGCTGGATATGCAGCTTGCGGTGGTGAGTTAAGCATCAAGTCCAAACTATAATCGCGGAGAAAAAAATGACCAAAGATAATCCTGTGGTTTACCTAAGCCAGCGGGCTATGCCACGCATTCAAGACTCGTCCATGTTCCTTGCCTTCTGGAATGCCTATCCTCGCCGCATAGGCAAGGGCGCAGCGCGAGTTGCGTTTGCTCGCGCCCTTGCCTTGGCAGATGGCAATGAGATTGTTCAAGCAGCTATTGAGTATGCAGCCCACTGCATTGCGGTAAAGACTGAGCCAAGGTTTATCCCGCATCCAAGCACATGGTTAAATGCAGAACGCTGGGAAGATGATCTAGCTACAGAAGAAACCAAACCAACATCGGGGTGGGGCAATGTCTTCAATGAACTATGATGAACGCATAGGGCATATCAAAGATTGGTTTAAGTCTGACATGACTGTCAGGTTTACCATGCCCCGTGACATTGATCCAAAGATTGCAGCGAATGATGTGATCGAAGCAATCAACAGTAACCTACCCTCACCCATCACACCTGAGCGGATCGGAAACCTCTTGGCCTCAATCACCAGAGAGGTTTCACGATCCGCCAAGAGCCGCACCCTACCAACCGCAAAGGAGTTTGTTGATGCGGTAAGGGCATTAACGCAGAGCGGTCAAATAGCCACGCACAGCAGCGATAAGGAAGCTTGGCATACTGACCCCCTGCAAATCACAATCAAGCGCATACGGGCGGGACAGCCCTTCTGTGAGTCATGGCTCAAAGGCAAGAAGCGCGAAGAACTATTGCGTCATGTAACTTCTGCGGAAATCGAACCGTATGATCTTTACATGGCTGCACATACGCAGTAACATATCAACACCCGACAATGGAGAACGACAATGAATCGTAAGGGTTTTATCGGCGGATCAGATTGCGTCCGCATCATGGAAGGTGATTGGCTAAAGCTTTGGCAAGTTAAGACAGGCCGAGCGGAGAGCGATGACCTGACTAATAATATTGCAGTGCAACTTGGCATCCACACTGAGGGTTTTAATCTTGGCTGGTTTGAGAAGCAGCACGACTGCATCTTAGGCAAGCATCAGTATGAAGTTCAGATGGAGATTGGCATAGTTCCTACCAAGGGAATTGTTGATGCCATGTGGGATGAGGCTATCGTTGAGGCCAAGCACACCAATGACCGCAACAATATGGAAGGCATTATCGAAAAGTATATGCCGCAGATTCAGCTTTACTGCCACCTCACTAAAGCAAATGGCGCTTACCTATCAGTGATCTTTGGCAATGGAAGATGGGAGTCTAGCTATGTCTCGTATAACTACAACTATTTCGATTCAATGTGGGCAGTGGTGTCAGACTTCTGGGGTTACGTTCTACGGGATGAGGAGCCTATTGGTATCGACACGCCGCAGATCAGCACAGACAAGATCGCGGTGGACAGTATGGTCCGCAGAGATGCCAGCCAAGACAATGAATTTATCAGTCGAGCCATTGACTATCTTCAATACAAAGATTCAGCCAAGCGGTTCGAAGATGCCAAGTCAGACCTAAAGCAAATGGTCGGACATAACGAGCGCGAAGTCTACTGCGACCTACTCACAATCAAACGCTCGAAGAGCGGCTCACTTCTATTCACGGTGCGCTAATGGATAAGAACTTGGAGAATGCACTCATGGAAAATAATCTACAACTCTGGAACTCAGTATCCAAATCTGATCCAAAGTATTTGAAGAAGGTTTCGCTCGGTGCGCGTAGCTTTACTTCAATTGATCCTCAGTATCAGATCATGTCAGCAACAAGAGCATTTGGTCCAGTGGGTCAAGGCTGGGGTTGGTATGCCAAGACCCACTTCATTAACCTAGCCAATGGCGATACCGCTGTTGTGTCTGAAGTAGAGATATGGACCAAAGAACAAGGCAATCGCTTTGGCCCATTTCCTGGGTGTCGCAAGTTTTTTGATGCAACAAAAGGAAGGATGAACGAAGACGCGCCGAAGATGTCAGTGACCGATGGTCTGACAAAAGCCCTGTCGCACTTAGGTTTCAATGCCGATGTGTTCCTTGGCGAGATGGACGGAAACAAATATGCAGCAGACTCAGGGAAACCCGCAAGTGAAGGCGGTTGGTGAGTTAACAAAAGGAGCCAGAAGCATGGCAGAGACTTACGATAACTTGGATAAGGGCGCAGCCTTTAAGCCATTCGATACCCAGAAGCTAATCCTTCAGGGCAAGGTCAACAGCAATGGCAATGACCGCAAGATTGTTCTGATTAAAGATCAGACAAAAGCTGGCAAGGCTATCATTGAAGTGTTCGAGAAGGTCGGCACTCTCTTCGTTAACGAGAAGAAAGAAACTGAAGCTGCGCCAGACTATACGGGACCAGTATGGGAGCGCCGCATTGCAGCATGGAAGCGCGTGAAGGATGGCAATCCTTACATGACCTTTGCTGTCTCAGATGCGCGAGACAAAGATGAGGTGAAGCCAGCACCAGCGAAGCATCGCAATGATCTTGACGATGACCTAGTGCCATTCTAAGGTCCATTACTTTCTCCATGTTGGTTACTGCCGACGAACTGCCAGAGCTTAATTGCTCTGGCTTTTTTCAATAGGGGACAAGATGAACATCTCTCCAATCCACATGATTAATAAGGCAAACAACTACGATGTGCGCGTAGTTCTCAAAGAGTTTGCTGCACTTATTGACGCAACGCCAGAAGACCTAATCAAACAAGATAGGTCGCAAACAATTGCACGATGCAGACATATCCTAATCTTCAGCCTCAAACTGCACACTGGATTATCTTATCCAAAGATTGGTTTGATTCTGAAGCGTGATCATTCAACCATCGTTCACGCTGTGAAGATGGGAGAGAAAATCGTGAAGGAAAACCCGTGGCTTTATGAAGAGATAGAAAAAATCTTCGATAAAGCAGAGTGGCCTGAACTAGACTAGCAACTTGGCAAAGGTCTTGGGACCAACGATGCCATCAGCAGCAAGGCCATTCGCCGCTTGCCACTTCTTAACAGCAGCCTCAGTGCCAGAGCCAAACACACCATCAGCATCCAAGCCCAACTCAGCCTGAAGCCGCTTCACATTCTCGCCCGTTGAACCTTTCTTCAACACACCCTGAATGTTCTCAGCATGAGTGACAGGAGCAGGAACAGCGCCACCGAGGATAGCAAGCGCCTTCTCATAGTGATGCTTGCGATCCTCTAAGCCAATCGTGCCACCGTTAACTAGCTTGGTCATTCTCACAATATCGTTGGTATCACACGCAGTATTGATGTTACGAGAGTTCCAATACCAACAAGCCGACTCAAGTGCGCCCTTCTTAGTTTGCACATACTCAATCACGTCTGTTGCCATCAAGCCGATAGACAAGCCAAAAACAATATAGTTATCGCGACCTGTCAATTGAATGACGCCACGTCCACGGAACCGATAGCCATCACCAGACGCAGTATCTCCATTGCCCATGCGGTTAGCATAGATGATGTTGGCGATTTTCTCAGGCTGCTTTGCATAGTCAGCAGCGTTACGCCCAGCTTTTGAAAAGTATTTAGAGAACAACTTCTCAAGAGTTTCTGAACGATAGTTCAGGTTTTCGGATAGAGCCGTGAAGTTCATGGACTCATGTCCACATTGTGCAAAGAAACCAGCAATACGGTTAGCTGTGTTGATCTCATACTTGGGTAGGATTTCCATAGCAGCGTCAGCCCATGCCGCTGCATCTGCATTGCCATGAAGCAGATGGATGATCTTCTCTTTGGTTAGGGTCATTTCTTTTTCCCTACACCTTTGGCAACTGCTCCAAGCAAATCACCTACGTTTCCAGTAGTGGCAATCTTGATTGCATCCTCTACTGGATCAGGCAGATCAACCTTATCCAAGACAGCATCAATGGCTTTCTCTTTCAACTTGCGCCCAACCAGAGCGCCCACCAAACGACCAATCATTCTGCGCTTCCTTCATCTTGAGGTTTATTACGATTGTTTCCAGCAGCCATCACGCCACCCAATGCACCAACAATGAAGCTGGCAATAGGCGTTAGTAACTCAAAGAACTTGCGATCATTCTCTGAACTCTCACCCATGGGCTGCGTCACAAAGACCAGCGAATACAAGATAACAAAGATTGTGCCGCCAAGAATGACGGTCAAAGCTACGCCAATGAAGTAGCGAAGCTTGGCTTCCATTTCATCAGGATCAGATTTACCCATTGCTTCCTCCTATCAGGTCTTCAGAGCATTGCTTGGTTGCGATACAGATTGGCGGCTGGCATTCAGGCGCAAGCCACAGATCAGGGTCTTGGCAAGGATAGCGATAGAAGCCGTCCTTACTTAGAACAAAGATAGCAACGATGGCAAAGCCAAATGCTGCCCATAACAGTTTCTCTTTCATGTCACCCTCATTGGATTGGGTTCTTGCTTAGATCGTCCATCGCCTTCCATAAATCTTCAATGTCACGATCATACTTATCTAGCTGATCTTTAATGCCAGAGGTAATAGCATCAGACTTCTCAACCGAAGAACGTAGATCAAGCAATGCCTTCTGTTGTTCTAAGATTGTCTGCATCTGAGTGCCAATCGAAGAAAGCTTGGGAGCAAGACCACGAACATCATTGTCTTGGATTGCTTGCTCTAGTGTCTGCACCCTACTCTCGACACCAAGGATTGAGTTTACGCTTTCCTCAACTGACCAGAACCGATTAACGGTATCGTAAGAATAGTAGATACCGCCTGAGAGTGCAGACAAAACAGGAAGGGCAACGGCAAAATACCAGCCCTTGATGTCAAACCCACCAAGCTTGATAGATGTGCCGCTGTCCTCTTCGCTCACGATCCATACCCTGCGCTATAGATGTCCTCAGCACTGACACCATTGCCAGCCAAGAAGCCTTGAAAGCCAAGGCCAAACGTATTGCCAGCGCTCACGTTTAGGATGTCAGCCGTAGCACTGTAAGCAACAAAGCCACCATAGAGATTGACGTTTGCATTTGCAGCGTAGCTATCAACTGTCGAAGTTAGCATGGTATTGTTTGCCGCTGCCAAGAAAGCACCAGCCTCACGAGCATATTCCTGCACAGAAGCTAGAGCATTGTTATAGTCGCCTTGTTCTGCATCAGTGATTACCATCTCAGGTGAGTTCTCAAGCATAACTTGCATAGCTTGTTGCTCAGGCACAGTGTCCGCTGCTGCTGCCATATCAGCCACAGCCGAAGCCGTTGCCAAAACCAAGGTAGCATCAACGAGGTTATCTACTGATGCGCTCAAGTTCTGCATTGCTTGCTCATGGCGATCCATAAACAGTTCATGCGAACCATAGTAGTTAGCGTCGATCACTGCTTGGATAGCATTGTTGTAGCTATTCTGCATGGCGTCATTGATTGCGGCAGTTTGCATAATGCCAGCATCTAGAATGTCACCGCTTGATGCAGCATTAGTCGCGCCAGCCATCAAGATTTGCGATGCGCTAATCTGCCCCAGAATTGCTTGGGCTGATTGGTTTAGGTTGCTCATTGTCTGATCCGCCTGAACCTGTGTTGCGGCGGAAACGCTCAGACAAAGAAGGGCCAGTGTTTTGATTGACTTCAACATCGGGCAGTTCCTCTCCCATCAGTAAGAATGTGTCCCAGAAAGCTTGGTCTTCTGAGTATCCTACCACATAAATGCTCGGATTGTCTCGCATTGCTATATAAGCTTCACGCCCAATCATGAGTTTACCTAACACAATTGAGTAAACAGGGCATGGAGTGGAAGCCAAAGCCATTGCTTTGAACACATCAGCATTACTGCACATCAAAGAAATGCCGCTCACCTGAAGCCCTAAACCACCAGTATCCTGTGGTGTGCCGAGCAGTCGGCTATCTTTTCTACGATTGCACTCTGAGTCTTGGATCATTTTACCTTCGGCCTTGCCAAAGATACTGATCTGAAACGCTTGCTGAATTGGAATTAGACAACTGTCATTGCCGCCACCACCCATAACAGTGGGCGCAGCAGCAGTAGGAACAGGCTGAGAAAATGGTGCAGACCCAGCGCCATTGTAGTTTTTTGTTTCAGTGTTGGTGGGATTGTTGCTGCCAACAGTGGAGTTGGTGTTGCCACTATTGGTATTAAGATCACCAGTAACCTGTGCAGAAACAGGATTTAGTAAAGTGAACAAACATCCCCAAGCGAGTAACGCACAGAGGGATCGCCACCACACATCAAGGCATCGCCAGCCTCGAACTGGCCCATGTAATAGAGCGTCTCTGCATTCTGCCTGATCTCGCATTGGGTATCTCCCTCTGGGCAAGCAGTCGTATAGGCTATTGATGTAACTGCAATAGGTCCACATGAAGCAAGGAGCAATAATGGAAGCCACTTCATTTCCGCAGCACCCCTTCGATTGTGTCTAACTTTTCAAAGATACGGCGGAAGTTTTCGCGCATCTCTTTGAACTCTCGGTCATGCGCTTCTTTGTTAGCCTCATGCACCGCTTGCAGCACAGCAATCTGAGTAGCGTGAGACTGCTGAGTGCGATACATAAAGATAACGCCAGCCGCGATTGGTGCAACGATCCACTGCATTCCCGTGTTTATCAGGTCCAGAAATTCCATAATCATATTCCTGTCTGCGGTGAAACAAACATCTTTGTAGATGATAGCGCGTAACCCATAAACTTTATAGCAGTGCTGCTAGATGGGGATAAAGCACCATTCCCATCAACATAATATTTTGTCCCAACAAGTAGGCCATTCAAAGAACTGCAGATACCACCATTAACTGCAACGCTTAGTGATTGCCCGTTTGTAACTGTTGCATTCGCAAATCCGATAGCATTTGAAGCACTGGTAAGTGCTGATTTGAACATAACAGCGGATAAAGTGCTTCTTGGAACCTGACCATAGAAGCCACTGCCAATTTCATTTGGCATATTGTTTGAATCAAAAGATGTCCAATACCCAGGATATACTGCAGAACCACCTGACAAAAAAGATATGTATGGCTGATATGTTGTTGGTGAAAAAATAACTGAATTAAAGGTTTGAACATATGATCCATTTGTCATACCAAGAATAAGATCACCTAAAGAGTTTTGCGTAATCGTAAAATAGTTAACTGCAACTATGGTATTAGACAAAGCAGAGGTGCTTGCGCGTGTAAAGTTTAAGCCAGAAATTGTAAGTGTTGACACATAGTATGTTATTCCAGATACAAGTAACGCAAAAACCATACGACCGATGTTTGAATTGTATCTGATATACACAACAGGGTATGATGCGCCCGCTGAAACTTCAGAACCAAACGATGTTGTAGTCCCAACTGTTACAGTTGTGCCAGAAACAGAAAACACAGTAGCCAAGAAAGCGTTAGAAGTGTTTGCATTTAAAGATATGTATCTGTCAGATGACGGATCATACGCCAAACTATCAAAAGAAAAAGTTTGATATGCAGCCAAACTATACCAAGTGGTTGACCCACCTGCAGTAATGGTTGTTCCGCTTACTGTAAGAGCCATGATCTTATCAGCATAAGGGCTTGTAGAGTTTTTAGTGTGAACCAAAATTTGATCAGCACCATTTGTTGCTGCTGCCATAAAAAATGTAGTAGCTGCATACAAAGCAACAGGAGTCCCAAAAGTGATAGTTGTTCCTGAGATGCTACCAACAATTGCATAAACAGTATTAGCTGCCACAGCATAGAACATCATAAACTTGTTGGCAGAAATTTTTATAATTGAATTGTAGTTATTGTATTGACCATTGTTTGTTGTGCTTGCAGCAGTAACATATGTTCCAGCAGTGATTGTTCCATCCGCAGCAACAGTATTTACAGCAGCGCGAAGGCCATATGTAGCAGAAGCAAGGGTTTCAGCAGTTACATATGTGGTGTCAGTCATTTTTACCAAACGACCATAAGCATAGTAACTCGTTGAATAGGTGAAGCTAGACGCAGGAACCCAAGAACCATTAAGTAAGCCATTTGTTATGATGGCTGGTTTTGACACTGAATCAGCAGTTCCAGCTAAAGCAACCACATCACCCGCAGTAATAGAACCAACTGCCGTAAACGTCTGAGTGCCAGCAACAGGAGATGATACTCCACCAATGTTTAACCCATTGGGAAAGTTAGGCGCACCAGAGCCAGCAGCATTGGTGATTGTGTCTGACTTAATGCCATTGGCAAAAGCAGGAGAGCCAGTGCCAGCAGCGTCAGTTACATAGTTTGCGCGAATAGTGGACATGGATCAAACCTCTGGATAGGGGAAGCGGGCTTCGATCTCAGCGATCTTGTCGAGCCATTCTTGTTGA